ATCGAATTGCGTGTACGGCAGATACTGCAGCTTCAGTCGCTCGTTGTTCACGATGACCGAAATCCCCATGACGTCGACGAGGTTCGCGCCAAATGGCGCAGGCAGGAACGTCTGTGGGGTGTAGAACTCCACGCCCTGCGAGAACAGCATCGCTGGATACGTGCTCGACAGCAGTACCTGACGGAGCGCCTTCGAATCCTGACAGACCCGATTGCGCGCTTCGTTGATGTAGCCGGTTACTTCAGCGGCAGACCAGAGGAGCCCGTTGGGATCGTGCAGCAGGTTGTTCTGCACTTGGGACAGGTAGGTGCTGAGCGCTCCCACATTTCACTGCCCTAGTGGTTCCCGTCTTTGATCTTGCGCGAGGGTTGATCGGGAGCCGCAGCCGTCACGGCTCCCGTCTTCCCACCACCTATAGGCGAGGGCACCCGCGCATCTGGTGATTCTGTCGACTCCGGCAGTTCCATCTGTGGAAGGCCGGAATTCTCTTCCGGTTTCCGCAAGCGTAACAAATGCGGGAACGGCGGCACTTCTTCGAAACGTACCTGCGTCCGCAGCGTATCGAGTCCCGCCTTGGTGTCGCCGCTAGATGCTACCCAGCCGAGACGCAGCAGCGCCGGCATCTTGTCCTGAATTTTCGGGTCGTCCGATCGCTCCGGCAAGCCGAAGCCAAAGACGTGACGAGCGACGTCCATGTGGACATCATTGGGGACGTTGTGACGGAAAATGTAATTCTCCCCGTCATAGCGGCCTTCGATGTCCACTCCGGTCGTCTGCGTGACCCGAATGAAGTTCTCGACGTGTAATTCCAGCTTCGCCATGTGCCCTTACCTCGTCATCAATTGATGACGTTGAACGTCGATGTCGCTGTCGTGCCGTTCGCCCAGACGGCGCCACCGGGAGGAGCTATCCACAGCTGACCGTTCGTAGACGCCGACACCTGATCACGCCACGTCGGCGCGGTTCCCGGTGTCCCCGATGCCGGCGTTGACTGTGGGTCAAGGATAAAAGCGTTGTTGTCGGTGTTTACGCGCACGGCACAGTTCGCTCCGCAGCGCGCGTTGACCATGGCTCCCGTCAGCTGCGGCGGCGGGAACGGCGTCACCACGGTGGAAATAGTCTGCGTGGGGCCACCCGCGAAGGATGAGCCGAAACTGGCAAGGAAGTTGGGGTAGAAGATCGGGATGACCGTCGCCGACGTCACGGTCGCTGCCGTGATCGTGCAGTAGAACGTGAAGGTCGTCGTCGAAGGAATCGATAGGATGCGGAAAACATTTCCCACCAGCACCCCGGTTCCGGTAATGGCAGACGTCGAGCCACCGAAAGTGATGAAGTAATTCGGCATGACCCCTGCCGCCGGAGTGAGCGTCAATCCATGCGCAGCGTTCGATGTGAACGTAGCGATATTGTTCGACGCCGCATAAGTCGCGCCTACGCCGGCCGGAATTACGAACTGCGTGACAGTCAGTTCCGGTTCTAGGTCTGACCCCTGATAGGGCAGTTTAAGGTCTGACATTCGTGCACTCCATCAAATGGTCGCAAAGGTGAACTGCGTTCCCACGCTGCCCACAGTTCCGACGCGGCCGGTTGTTCGCGGCTTGGCGCACACCAGTTCAAGCAGTGTGACGACGCCTCCGATGTAGCCGATCTGATACACCGGCAACAGAGATTCAAAGCCGGTGAATGAGAAATTCGCCATGCTGTGGAAATACAGTGCCGTGTAGCTGGAATGCCAGATGTACATGATCCCTTCTGGGCAGTACGGATCGGCATAGATCGGCACTCCGCCGATGTCCAGCGCGCGGAACAGCGAGCGTGGCCGATCAGCATCCGTGTCGAATCCAGTTCCCGGCAGGATCTGGTAGGACTCCAATCCCTGATAGTCCTGCTGAACCAGCTTGAGCCACGTTCCGAGCCCCAGCACCGCCATGGTGGGCATTTCGGACCCGTATTTGTTCACGCCGACAAGGTATTGCAGGATCAGCGAGCGCGTCGGCGCCACGCCGCCTGCGTTGTACACCTTGGCTTGCCAGAACGTGCTCGTCGACCGGCTGATATTCCCGTAGGTCGCAGCATTCGTCCCGTCATCGAATGCCGCATTCAGGCCAATCAGCTGCTGGGCATTGCTGACGTTAACGAACAGTGCATTCGATAGCACGTCGACCGTGCTGTTCGTCGCGTCATTGAATACTGCTTCGATGCGCGGAATGATGGCGTGATCCGCCTGCACTGCACCCTCAAATCCGTAGAACGGGATCGGAGTGACCATGCCCTTGAGGTTGAATTCGGCCGGCTGGATGCCCTGAATGTTCGCCGGCTGGGAGAATGACCCGTCGAATCCCACCCACTGCGGGACTGTCAGGGCCTGACCCTGCACGGGCACAGTGACGGATGAAATGCCGCCCGAGGCGACTTTCGCGTGTTGCATCAGGGCCGCGAATGTCGGGCTCGCGTTGTAGATTTGCACGTACATCGTCGGCACGAATGCACGGCGGGTAATGGCGGAGTATTCGGTGAAACTCGCACCAGTTGGCATTATCCCCGATGAGAATGGCATAGACGGGCACTCCTCACGTCAGACCGTGTAGCCGGCCTCGTGCTGGTGCCCTTTGTAGTTGTCGGCCTGACTACGCCCGCTTGCGCTGCGCAATCAGTTCATTCAGAACCTTGTAACCTTCCGCTTCCCGCCACTTGACGGGATCGTTCCACATCTCTTTGAGATTGGGAATCTTGAACGGCGCAAACTGTTCTGGTGTCGGCTCAGCCAGATGCTGCCTCTGCTGTACTAGTTCGATGATGATGCCGTAACCCTCATCCGTCGGCGGGATACCGTGTTTTTCCATCAGTTCATTGACCATCTTCACATCAAGGCCCGCTTCCTCGATGCGTTTGTGCTGACGAGCGAGGTTCTCGCGCGCATCACGTTCCAATAGACGTTTTTCGAGTTCGGCTACTCTTGAATTGGCGTTCTCTTGGGCTTTGCGAGCCTCTTCCTTGGCGGCGATATCGGGAAACGTCAGCGTGCTGTCTTTCTTCTGCAGCAGCTTCGCCGTCGCCTCGCGCGTATCAGGATCAACAAGCAGTTGCCGGGTCAACCGGCCGATGTTGAGTTCAGCCCGTTGCTCTTGAGAAAGGTTCTCAAGGCTCGCGTCGTTCGCCACGTTACTTCACCGGCACCGCGCGTTCAGTCGAGCCCGGTTTACCGAGCGTCGCTGTCGATGAGAAAAACCCCCGCGCATTCCCCGATGTCAGGCCACCGAATTCAGCGTAGCGACGCGGATTCATAATGTTTCCGTGCGCTCGCTCGTTGGTAAGCGGATCGCGTATTGAAAGCCCATCTGCTGGCATGAAAAGACGTTTTTGAGCAGGCATTGTTATCTCCTACTGAGGTCTACCCGGCGGGGCCGGGGCACCACCACCTCCCGGCGAAGGAGTTTGTGGGGCACCGGGACCGGCGGCTCCCGGTCCCGCGAGCGTCGCCAGCATACGCTTAAGTTCTGCCGGCGAGAACTCTTCCGAAACATCCTCATGGTCCCCGAAATGCTTAATCAGGCTAGCCATGGTTTTCAATACGTAGTCGCCATCTTCGCTGGGCCCGAATTTCCCGCACGCGCGCATCAGAAGTTTGGTCGCGTGATAGACATCCAGCTTTGCAGCTTCCGTTTCGCCCTGCGGGGACTGTGGGGTCATCATTCCGGCGGCGGCGGGGGCGTTGCCGACATCTTGCGGTGTCGGTGTCTGTGCGCCCGCTGGCCTTGGATCTTGCGGCATGGTTGGCGCGAAATCTGAACCTAATCAAGGATCCCTGTCAAGAAAAAGGGGGCGCCGGAGAACGCCCCCTCATTCCAGCTAGCGGTGCTTTCGACCGCGACGACCACGACGTGCCATGTGCGTCTCCTCTCTATCAACGTGCCCTTATGCCGTCGCTATTGCGGGGGCATCTCCCCGCCGCGTTGTGGCGCACCTTGAGGAGGAGCGCCTTGACCATTGGCCGGCTGTCGGCCCTTAGTCGCTTTGAGCATCTCAATTTGATGCTCCTGTTGCGCGGCTTTGGCCTTGGCCGGCTCAATGTCTTCCTTCAACCGTTTCTTTAGCAAGTCCCGCTGCGGGATGTCAAGTAGTTCAAGTGCCGATTCAGGATTGATGACCTGCCGGTCAAGCAGCGCGAACACGCGCGCCTCGTGATTCTCGATGAAGATCGGCGAATTCGAATGCCCGTCGACCTTCGCCTCAAAGTCTTCCGGAAACTGATGGGGGAAGAACCTCACTCCATCAGCCTTGTCCTCCCGGTACTGGCGTTTGTCGTATTTGCGCAGCAGCTTAACGATCAACGTCGCCACCTCATCCAGCGAATCTTCGACGACAAGAGCGCGGTCCTTCGCGCGAGTCGAGCCCATCTGAGAGAGTAGCTGTGCGTGACCTTCACTCCTTACGCCGGGAGCGCCGCGCCCCTGATTTACCGCAGGCAGACCCGACATTTCGTTGAACATGTCGTCGATCGCTGAGACGTCCTTCCAGATGTCCGTCGGAATGGTAGGTTGCTCGACTTTGATCGCGGACGTCGCACCGTCGAGAGCCAGAATCCCGCTGGGGGTGTCGAGTGCCAGTTGCATCTCGTCAGGAATGCCACCCATAACACCTGTAACCCCGGTCGGTGGATGAGCCTGTTTGCGTAACAGATGGCGAATATCCTCGATGCGTTCATTGCGCATGTCCTGCAGCGGTATCAGTTTCTCCGTTTCTGAGTGTGCCCAGAAATAGTCATAGGCCGGATTCAGGCTGAACGGCACATATGGCAGGGTATTGGCGACGTATATCCTCTCGATAGGCCGGTCCCAGACTATTTCTGACGGTTGCATGATCGTGACGACGCGATAATCGGATATCGAATCGTCATAGACATACAGCTCCTGCATCTCCACCAAGTCCTCACTCGTGATTGGCTTGTACATGGACTGCAGCGGCGTCGCCCACAGTGAGGCATTGCCGGTTATCGAGCCGCCAGTGATGTTCGTCACGATGAGTCGGTCGATCGGACCCGCATTGGTGCCGATGTCTTCCTGATGACCGGCCTGTGCTGCTGCCACGATCGCCGCCGCCCGGGGATGGCAGCCAGCCATCAATTCATTTTCCAGCTGCGACTTAGTGAGGTAGTACGTCTCGCAGAACGCTTCCTGCGCGTAGAGCCCTACCTTATCTTCGCGCAGTACGCCGACGTTATTCGGCTCGACCAGATGCGACTGCACGCATCCGTCGTCGTCCATTTCGCCGTTCGCTTGTTTGCGCCTCCATGCCTTCCACCGCAGCTTGAGAAACATCATCCCGTAGCAGCCGGCCCAGCGCAGAGCGTTGCGCACGTGCTGGTCGATCGTGTTGTCATGCCACTGCTGGTGAAGCTCATCCTGCATGGGCACGATCTTGTTCGTCTCATCGAAATTAACCGACGGGCCGAATCTCAGAGTAAAGCGCGTCGTTTCCGGCGAGAACATGAACGACGTCAGCTGGTCTATGTGCGGGTAAATCTTGTTGTATCTGGGCCCGTTCGAAAGCCCGTATTCCATCGTGCCAAAGAGGTAATAGGCACGCATCGTCTTGTAGAACTGCCGGCGCGATTCACGGCTGGCGTAGCACTTGACGATCAAGTCCTGATAGAACTGGAAGCGTTCCATAGGACTCGTGGGAATTTTCATTTCGGCTTCACCATCCGCGTATTGTTTCGGAGAGCAGCCGACGCGCCGTCGCGGATCTGGGAGACTGGCACCCCGCCGTCAACCACCTTGGCGGCTGACGGATTGAATACCGGCGCCGACTCCCCGCGCGCGGCCCAGCCCGGTTTAGGCGAAAACAGAGAGGGATTCCAGTACGCCTTGCTGTCCGGCCGGCCGACGATCTTGGTCCCGCCGGATTCGGTGCGCGTCGCGGACATGACCGACTGCCCGTCACGGTTACTCATGTCCGTCATGCCGTAGTCGGCCGCTAGCTGGCGCGCCATGCCATCGAGCACGCGCGTCCCTCCCGAGCGGATGCCGGGAGGGGTGCGGAACTCCTGCACTACGAATTTCGGACTGCAGCCGGCGGGGCAATGGGGATGGTCGTCGGTCGCTTCGAATGCTAGGTCATGAGCCCAGCAGCGCCATTCCCGTAATACGCCCATCCCCCTAAATTACCCTCAAGTCATCGCTACCGCCACATTCGTCGGAGGATTGGGCGCGGCGAGGGCCACCGTGACCGTCAGGGATACCACCGCGCTATCGGCGCTCGTGGCCGGCGGGGTTTGCGTATCGACCGCATTCAGCTTGAAGAGATACGTCCCTGAAGCTGTCAGCGGCTGGTCGAACATCTGTTGACCGGGAGCCGCGTGACCGACATCGCTGTAAGTGTTGCCGTTGTCGGTCGACATCTGAACTTCGATAAACGCCAGTTCGCCCGGTTTCAGTGCTGACCCGTCTGTCCGCTGTGTCGGATCGACCCACGTGAGATGTGCAGTTGCCATGCGTATCACTCCCCTGAAGCGTGTTGGTGGCAGAGGAGGCTTTCTACGCTTCCTCTTGCCGTGAATAGTGATGGAGATTTCCTCCAATTCCCATTCTGATTCTAAATCACTCATAAGACAAACTCATGTTAGCGTTTCAAATTATATGCCTTGACGCCGGTATCCACTCGCGGCTTCTCTATATACCCTATCGCTTGCAAGTAGTTGCGCACGTTCCGGCCGAGAGGAGTCGCCGGAGGCGCCGTCAGTTTCGGGCGCTGCTCCGGCGGGACGTACACCACGTTCTGCTGAATCAGGCGCATGCGCAACTGATCGTTCCACGCCTTCACCGCCAGCGCTAATGACACGACGCGATCGTCGTGCGCGCCTTCCGGCGCTTCGATCGATCCGCCGTCGCGCACTACCGCCTTCATCTCATCCAGTAGGTATTTTGAGTGCGGGACGAAAATCCCACGTTCGAATACATCTTTCAGCGTACTCATATAGATGTCTTTGGTGCGCTGAGTGGTGAGGGTGTGAATGCCCATCGGCCGGCGATACAGGCTATCGATACGGACATCTAGAAACTGCTGCATCTTCCCAACCACGTCGCGCATCGTCTTCGCTTGCCCTTGAATAAGCGCTTTGCCAGCCATGCGTCGAAGATTGTCGATCTCTTGAATAACCGCTCCGCCGGGTCCGTTGACTTCAAGGTTGTAGACACAGGGTTGATAGCATCCGGCGAGGTAGACGACGACCCACGCGAACGTGTAAGGAGCGATGTCGACCGCGCAGAACTCGGCGACCTGCTCGATCCGGTTAGCGTAACAACGAAGAACGTTGATGCAGAACCGATCCGATGTATCGCTACTTCCATACGCGGGGTCGCCACCGAGTGCATAAAAACCTGCCTTGTCGGGCTCCTCCCAGACTCTCAGTGTCGCCAGCCGCTCCGGTACATCCTGCAGCGAAGTATCAGTAAACTCAGCGCCGATGAGAACTCTAAATGCCTGAGGCGTGGGGTCACGAAGCACACGTTTGTAATTCTCAGTGATGGCGGCGCCTGTGAAGAATCTACTTCCAGTAGCCACAAAGGCTTCGTCTGGGAAGGTGGGGTATTCCGAAAGCAGAGCCATCTCATCGGTGACTTTTTCGGCTCGCATCCACCGGTACCACGCCATCTGCTCATCATCGAGGTCAAAAGCGTACTCACGTTGAAGTCTCCGGACGGTCGCAATCTCTGACGCCGTCGGCTTTCCCTTCTCCCCCCAATACGTGCGCCAGATTTTCTTTCCCCGTGGCGCACGGTAGAACTCATTCGCCCACCAGCCAATGAATATCGCTCTTATCGTTACAGACGCTAGCGCCTCCTCCCACATGTCGTGATAGTGGTTGAAACCATTGGCGGTCGACTCCCAGTGGAACAGCCGCAACGGGTTGTGTTCGGCCATTGAGGCTTTCAGTGAGTGAATCTGCTGGGGATCGCCCCAGAACGCCACCTCCGTCATGTGCCCGAATGACACGGCGGCCGAGCGGCCGAGTGTCCTCGTGCTCGTCTGCTTGAGGCCCGCCACCTTGTACTGCAGCATCGAGCGGTTTTCCAGCACCAGCTGGTTGCGGTTGTGCTGCACGATGGGCTGCTTCCAGACATCGGGCAAGCCTTCGTAGTACAGCTCAAAGATCGCACGGAACTGCTCGCGCGCCGGTTCGTCGTGCGTGACCAGCGTCCCCGGCGTCCCGCCGTAGCGGAACAGCCAGTACATATCCAGCGCAAGCGAGAACGTGCTGCTGCCGATCTGCCGCGACTTCAGCGTCACGAACTCGTGACAGCCTTCCTCCATCCCGCGCACGATCTCATCGCGCAAGCGCTTCTGCGTGCCCAAGAGATTCGGACCCAGCGCGATCGTGCCACGCTCTTTCGTCTGGATCCGCAGTGCGTCGAGAAATTCCTGAAAGTGTTGGAAGTCGATCATGTTAGATGTTAGGTGTTGGAAGTTAGGAGTTGTATGTTAGCAACCACTGTGGTATAATACACACGTCGAGTAGTTCTTTAACAACCGGAGACACGACCGTGAAACGACCCAAACTGTCGAAAGAAGAACAGGCACGCCTTGAGAAATTGTCTGCCAAACTTCGCGCCAACGAAGCAGCAGTCAAGCGTACCAAGTCAAGACTTACCCGCGCTTTCAATTCATGGCAACGCGCGGAATTGCAATTGGCTCGCACCGTTAAGGCTATCGAACGGCCACCACAGCCTCAGGATACCTCAGGAGGCACCCCGTTCGATGACCAGTCTAAGCTGGCTCACCTCTGAGCTACCGGGGCCCATGGACGGGCCCCTCTCTTTACCGTCTCCGGCGCGTCACCCACACCAGTCCACCGATCCCCAACGCCAGCAGACCGAGCGTCCCCGGCTCCGGCACTCCCTTCGTGCACGGATCATCGGCATCGCAGTCGCCCACTCCGTGCTCGTGCGCCGGCCACTTGTCGTGGCGCTCGTACACGCTCGCTCCTACCGGCAGCGCCAGCAGGCCCATCAGTAACCACGTGCCCTTGCTCATGTCGACTCCTACGGTAGCAGGAACGGTGCCGCCGAATGTAGCACGGCCGGACTCATGCGCGTATGGGCGTAGACCGCGAGCCCGTTCGTCGTCAGATTGGACAGCCCGCTGAAGGTGCCCTGTGGATTGGTCATGCCACCAGAGCCACTGGCAAACGGGGTGTCGAACGCCCAATACCCGTAACCGACGCCGTAAGCCTCACACGATTGAATCACGTCCGTATGCGCGAGACTCGATGGTGTCGTGGCGCCCGTCGGGTTATAGCACCAGAATTCTTCGATGAAGAAACACAGCCCCGTCGCCTGCATGTTCGCGCAGGTAATGACCGGATTCGACCAGTCGAATACCGTCGCTGAATTAGCGGTGTAATTCCCCGCCGTCAGGCCCGTGCTGTTGAATGGGATCGTGACCGTCCAGTTCCCCGTGCCGCCGGTGAAATTCGAACTGATGACCGTGTACGTCCCGTTCATCGCCGCCCAGCCGGTGCCGGCAGCTCCCGACACCACTACCGCTACCTCTGGGAAAAACCCGGTCGCTACATTCGGATTCCTGAACGGATGCGTCGTGTTGTTACTGCTGATGTGCAGCGTCGTCGTGGCACCCGTACCAACGCTCGATACCGGCGCCTGAAACGGCGTGCCGTAGTTGTAGGCGTGCCACGTGAATATGCAGTTCGCCTGCGGGTCACTGGCACTCAGCCCCGGAGCGCCGGCTATCACTCCACCGATGTCATCCCCGAATGCCGTCGCGTCGATCACGATCGGACACAGCCAGCCGGCCGCTCGCAGCGCACCGATCGCTCCACCTCCCAGCTTCCCGCCAGCTCCGCTCGATGTCCCCACCGACGCCGACGCTGTCACCGTCCACGCACCACTCGACCCGCCAGTGCCGGAAATCAGCATCATCTGGTCCGTCACTCCCGGTACGCCAGCGATCCACGCAAACGGACTGTTCGCATACGGATTGCTGCCCGACACCGTCGATACCGTGATCGTCGTGCCGGAAACACTGGTGACGTTCGCTATCACTCCCAGATAAGCGTTGTACCAGTTCACGTCATACGAACCGACGTTGTTCCACGTGTGCGGGCCCCATTCGTTCGCGACGTTCAGCAGCATGCTGTTCTGGAAGCCCGCACTGAAGTTCCCTATCTGCGCGCAATACCACTGCACGATGTAACTCAGGTCCGCGCTGCTCGTGTCGCCGCTGATCGTTACGTTAGGATTCGCGGCATAACTCGGCGTCACGAACGCCGCCACGTCCGTCAGCTCATAATTGGTCGTCTGATCCCGGTTCATCTCCGTCACGTAGAACGTCCCGCCAAACGTCCCCGATGCGTTCAGCGTGTGCATGCAGTACCGGCACCCGCTCGCCGCCAGCAGCGACCAGCCCGATGCCTGATTGACGTTGTTCGTGTCGCGGTTCATCGCGCGGAACTGCGTCCGGTATCCATTCGGATCCCTCAGCGTTCCGTCAGAGTGCACGAAGAACCCGCTCCCGGTGTTGTACCCCGGCCGCGTCACCTGATCCTTGCTCTTGATGTTCTGCAGTACGGTCGCCGTCGCCGTGTTCGATGCGTTGTCCG